ACGCGCCAAGAGCTGGTTGCAATCACTTGCTGCGTGTCGCGTTCGTACTGCTCCCGAGCGGCCGCGCCGAGTTGCTGCAACTCAACGTCGTGATCGGTGTAATCGATTGCTAGTTGTACCTGCGTCTTGAGTTCGCGGAGCGTGATCGGCTCCCACGTTGCGGCCGTCACTAGCTGGGCTGTTCGACTTTGCATTTTCGACCACCTTTGCCCGCTGCATTTTGATAATCAAATTGGCCACCCCGTCAGGCAGAGTTAAGACCCTGCCTGCGGGAAAGCCGTTCCACGGTCTGACGAGTTCAACGACCATCTGGTTACACTCGCAAAATATTTCCGTAACCGCGTTCGCTGGCGCTCACGGGCGCGTCGCTTGCTCGGCTGAGCAGGGCAAACGCTGCAACGTAAGTTCCCGCCGTGCCATCGCCGAGCGTCAGCACCAGGTCCAGATAGCGCTTGCGACCGAGCAAATTGATCTCGAACGCGAAGCACTTGTTATCATCGGTCGCTGATGGAAGTGACGACGTGCTGCCGCCAATGTCTGACGAGGTGCCGAAAACCAAGCCGGTGACGTCAGCCGCACCGCTCATGCCGCTGTCGTCGCTCTCCTGAATCTTGGCCGCGACGGTGGCGATGTCTGTGGCACCGTAGTAAACCAAAATACGACAGAACGCATAGCCGAGCGTGTCGATTGTCGCTGTGGTTGCGCTTGCGTTGTCGATGATGGCCGCCGGTGGCGTGATGGAAAAAAACTTATCAGATTGCGAAGGATTCATTGTTTTTCACTTTCAGATTGAGTTGAGAATTCCAGCCGATAAGCGGCGCGACGAGTGCCGCGCCGCATGAATGACAATGACGACTAGGATGCAGGCGTTGCGAGGACCGCGACAGCGCCGCTCACCGTGCTGGTGCCCTTGTCGTGGATGTTGACGTCAAAACGCTCGGTTGCACGAATCGCGAGTTGATCGCTGCTGAAGTACGGCGCGTCAGATTGAGCAATCGCGATTCCGCGACGATCGCCCATCATGCCTGCCATGCGAAGATTGCCGAAGTAGCACAGGCCATTCGTCGAAGTCTGTGCCGTCAGCGTGGCGTTCATGACTTCGGTGAATACGACAGGGTAGCCCAAAAACGCCGGTTGCCCGCCGCTCACGATATCGCTGACCGTGTTTCCGCCTGCTGCCATCTGCAAACGCTGGATCGATTGCGAGTAGCCAGCGCGGCTGATATACCAGCTCGGCCCGCCATTCATGAAGGCGTAACTCTGCACGGTCGCCATGAGACCCATGAAGTCCTCGATGTCGAGCGTGGAAAACGCCGTGTTGCCTGCCAGGGCAGTGTATTTGCTGCCTGCGGCGAGTGCGTTTTTCAAGCCTACGATGCCGTTGTAAGTCGATGACCCGTCGCCGTTGAAAGCGCACTGGTCCTCTTTCTCGGCGAACGCATACGCGATTTCGCGGGCGAGTTCATCGCCGATTGCGACCGCTGCGTCTTCGCTTAGCTCGCTGCTGACGGCCGTCAGCGTGCCGAACTTCTTGGCGATCAGGCGGACGTTGTCATAGGTTACATCGCTCGCCGTAATCGTCGCCGCTTCACCGAGCGCGTAAACAGTCAAGCCGCCGGTCCGGCGCGGCTGTAACTTGGTATCGCTGACCATCGGCACCACCTGGAGCGAGCGACGAGCGACGCCGTAATCGTTCAGAAGTGCGACGACTGCGGCTTCGAACTGCTCAGGCACGAGATAGCCGCCCTTGCTGTCGAACCCCTCGCTCATGGCGTTTCGAAATTCCAAGCCCATATCGCCCGCGCGCTGACGGCTCGACTCGTGGCCCATCAATCCAGCGAACCAAACGCCCAGCCCGTAAGCAGTGCGATCGGCGTCAGCCTTCGGCAGATGGCGCCCCAGGTTTGCGGCGCTATAGCGAGCGGCGCGGGCTGGAATGATGATCGATGATTGAGCGGCCGCAGGAGTGCTGACCACGTGCGCCGGCTGATCGCTGACGCGGCGAGCGTTGATCGCTTTGATTTCGGCCTCGATCTTTTCCGCGCGGGCTAGCTGCGCCTTGACGGCTGCGACCTCGCCGCCGGTTCCGTCGTCGCCGATAATGGCCACAATGCGGGCCTGCTCTTCGGCAGACGGTTCCCGGGATTCTTTTTCGGCCACTGCGGAAATGGCGGTGGCTTCATCGAGCAGTGCGACCAATCGTTCGTTCAGCTTCTTGACGTTCATCTCGTGACTCCGTTTGATTTTCCGGGGTCACGAAAAAACGCGCGACCACCGGCACCTGTAATAAGTGCAAGTTGTCGCGCGACTGACGAGCGGCGCGAATGTTTGACGAGTGGCTAACGAGCGACTCGCTTACCATGTTGAATCATACGCTTGGAATCGGTGTCAAGCCTGTGAAAAAAATTTTCCCATCTTTTTTGATTTAGGTATTGACCAAAATCAAACCGATGTTAAGATTAGAGCACAGTTGAGAAACGAAACCGCAAACACGAAACGAACAAACGATGAAAACTCGAAGTACAATGCAGGGGTGGACCAAAATCGCTAACGGACATTACGAGCATCGCGACGGACACAGGGTTCGTAAAATTGGAAACGTGTGGAGCGTAAGTGGACCAAACAAAAATGATGGCTACTGCTATTCAACTATGTGGGTTGCAATGCAGGCAGCGGCCAAAACATCAGCGGAGTTTGTAAAGTGACAATGCCTCACCTAATGAATTGCGACCATTCTGAAAATGGGTGGTGCCTTGATTGCGTAAAGCGATTGCATGACGAAAAGAAATTAGCAGAGTCGTTGATTGCACTTGCCCCAAAATACCAGCACACCGCAACTGAGTTGCGATATGTAGCCGATATTTTGGATGTATTGAACAACGCACTTAAAGTTGGTCATGACTGCGCAGTTGATGGAGAGCTTGAAGTATTTTGGTGCGATGATGTAATGGGTGTTATTTCGTTAGATGATTCTCAAGACATGAAGTCGTGGGTTTATTTCCCATCGGCATGTGAAACATACGAGGCAACATAATGCCCAGCGGTGGAAAACGAGAAGGGGCCGGCCGTCCTGCCAAGAGCGACAAGAAAAAGCCGCTCGCGATTAAGATCGATCCGACGATTGCCGCATACTTGGCAACCGTCCCGAATAAAACAGCGGCGATCGAAACGGCGATCAAGGCATCAAAGGATTACAAGGCATTCGTCAGGCGTACAGCTTAACCTACCGCAAAAAATTTGCCCGAGCGATTGCGACTTTGCGCCGCACGGCCCGCGCTGCGATGGCGCTTGACGGCAGCTCGGCCACGAGTTCCTGAGGAGTGTTGCGGTACCTGCCATCGGCAACCGCCGCCGGTTTGACCACTGTCTTGAGCGTGGTGCTAATCCGATCGGCAAACCCGCGATCAATTGCTTCTTGAGCAGTCATCCAGGTTTCGTTTTTCATCCAGGCGTCAATCTGCTCTTTCGCCTGGCCGGTGCGAGCCGCGTATTGATCGACCAAAATCCCGTCAAACTTGCGCAGCGTGTCGGCGCTGGCCTGCATGTCCTCAGCATTGCCCACGGCGATTGTCCATGCCCTGTGGATCATCACCATTGCGTTTTCCGCAATCGTAATTTCGTCACCAACCATCGCTAGAAAACTGGCAGCGCTCGCAGCTAGTGCGTCGATTTGCGCGATGACTTTTTGCCCGCGTTCTTGTGCTTGCCGGAGTTCGCTGTACATGGCCTGCGCTTCAATCACGCTACCTCCTGGCGAATTGATCCGCAGCAAAATATCACAGCCAGAGGCGGCTTTAACTTGCTCCCTCATCCATTTCGCGTCTTTCAAACCGAAGTAATCCGGCCCGATTTCGTCGTCCAAAATGATCTCGTATGCCATTGGCTTACCCTCCTAAAATGTCGTTCACAAGTTGCTCGGTACGTTCTCCCCAGCGGGTCGTTTCTGCTCTGATTGCTTCGTGCAAGCCGCGTTTGTCCGTGCGGCCTGCGACGGCAAGCAATCGCTCTCTGCTTTCGTTGCACCACGTTTCAGCCTTGCCAGTCGCACCGCCTGCCGACGTAATAACTGCGTCGATCTTGGATTGCCAGCCCGCGTAAAATTGATCGAGCCACCCGCAGAAATTTAGCTGGCCTGCTCCGCTGGTGACTCGGTTGATTTCCGTCTGCACCAAGTTGCTTACTGATGCCGTCACAAACCGGCGCAAACGAGCCAGCGCCGGTGTGTCAACTTGCTCATCTTCGCTGGCCGGTTCTTCCGTGCTGATTGTCGTGTCTGGCGCGCCGCTTGGCGTGATTGCTGGATTCGCGTAACTGTCGCCGCCCGGATCGTCGCGCTCGTTCATGTCTTCGAGTTCGCGTACCTCGTTAGCACTCAAGACGCCAATTTGCCGAGCGATCTGGTAAGTCTCATAGCGTTCTTTGGTGGTGCCGCGTAACAACGCCTCGACCACGAACCGAAAGTAATACTCATCGGAATCGTATTGCGTCGACGTCAATAATTTTATGCCACACTCCTGCTCCCAACGCGTAATCCACCTCATAAGACAGTTCGTCAGATACGCCCTGTTTCGCTGCTCAAGCGAATTGTATGAATCGGTCGAGTTGTCGCCGAGCATCGATTCAATTTGAAACAGTAGCGCGATATCTTGTCGGCTGAATTGTGCCTGCTCGATCTCTTGCGCCTGCTGGCCGTTCATCCCGACGGTTCTCGGCTCGATTCCTTCGCGTAGCAAGCCGACGCGATTCGCGTTATCAGCTCCCGAGTGGAAAGCGTTGAATGCGTCAATGAATTTTTGAGCGTCTCCCTCTTGGCGAAATGCCCCAGCGGGAGCGGCCAAAAGGAACTGAACACGAGCACCATTTTTTACGCTGCTTGCTCGCTGGCGTTGCTGTCCAATTGCAATTCCCAGCGCCTGCTTTGCTGCATCGACAACGCCTAGGCCCGCGATTCCGTCGTTACTCAGCCCCATAATATGCAGGCAGTTTTCGTCTGCAAATTGAACGCGCGGGTTGTCGATGCGGACGTGCCACTTGCGCGACGGTATAAGCACACCGCCAAGTTCAACAGGATCGCTCACGACGATTGCCCACTTGAGCGGGTCGATAATGATAAGCTCGATCGGATCGCCGCGACCGTTGCGAGCGATGAACGCGCGGCCGTTGCCGTGCAGTAGTGCATGATGCTGGAGCGTTTCACGAAACACGGCAGGCGACTGACACAGATCACTTGACCGCTTGCGCATCAGGTAATCGCCTGGATGGTTTCGCGCCAACTCCGAATTCTCACCGACTCTCCGATAACAGTTCAGCGGCAGCGTGCCGATATGACCGGCGATTTTGCATATCGAATACCAAGCACCTGGTAGCCCGCGCACGGAGTTAGCATTGACTGCTACGCCAGCGTCAGAGCGTCCGCCGGTCAGTGCATCTCGCAACCAGTCCTCGACCGGATTTCGGAGCGTGGAGTTTTGCGGTAGTAGTAGCGCGCTGCCTTGTGCGTCATCCATGCTCAAATTCTCCTAGCTCACAAACATCGATCCGCTGGCCTGCCGCTGAGCAAACAGGCACTCAGAAAACCCCATCAGCGTAGCGACCATCGCGTCGATCTTGTTTCGCGAATTTCCCTTGTTTGGCATCCACTGATCGAGCGAGTTCGGCGCGTTTTCTAAGTTGCCGGCCTGCCATCCTAACACAGGGTCGGAACCGTGTACGATACGCCCGGCCTTAAGTTCATCGATAAACCGCCGGAACGGTTCGTTGTAAAATTTTGGGGCTTGCGTGAATTCGAATAGCTCCAGGCCGTGCTCGTCTTTTAGTCGTAGCGCCATTTCCCGCGCGTACGTTTTGTCGTATGCCAGCGTCTGGATTCGATACTCGCGCGATAGTTCGACGATATCCGCCTCGATCTCGTTAAAATCGATTGCATTTCCACGGCAACATCGCAAGTGTCCGTCTCTGATCCAGCTTGCAAACGGCTCTTTACTCACATCCAAGCGACCATCAGAGCAGCACCACGAGCGCGTCAGTAGCTCGTAACGTGTGCAGAACTCACCATCGACGCCCAGACCATCCACGGGGAACACCAGCGCAACCGCTGCGAAGTCGCTCGAACGGCCCAGGTCGAGCCCAGCATGACAGGGCATCCCCGACAAATTCACCAGCTGACGAGCGCCTGATTCCCACATTTCCACGCTAATTTCACGCTCGCGCGATTCCGTTTTTCGATTCGCGTGATATCTCACAAACTGGTTATGCTTGCTTGATTGATTGCGCGCCAGCCGTGCCTGCGCCTCAAGATATTCCTGCTTGACCGATACGTTTAAGTTTGGGTTTGCTTTGCCCCATACTGCAGGGTCGAGCGGATCATCCGTTTCGTCGATCGTCGCGCAGAATGCAAAATAAGCATCGTCAAATATGTTGCCGCTCACCACGCTCTCGACGGATCGAGCCGCGTATTCCTCCTCCTCCTGCCAGAGGAGTGAATCGTTATCGCCTGCGGTGGTGATGATGATTTCGAGCGGTTGCCGTCTCGATCCACCGCCGGTCGAAAGTTTTTCTTTTAGTGCTCGATGATGCTCACGCCATGCGTGGAGCTCGTCCATAATGATGCAGTGCGGATTCAAGCCGTCAGTGCCTTCACTGTCGCTTCCCAGCGGCTTGAACATTGAGTCTTGAGACGTGTACTGAATTACGCTCGGGGCCTTGCGGATCTTCGATCGGCTCTTGAGCCACGTGCATTTTCCGACCATTCGTGCGGCTTCGTTGTACAATAGTTTCGCCTGATCCTCTTTCGTGGCCACGCAATAGACCTGAGCGCCGGCTTCGATTGGATCGTCGAGATAAAGAGCCTTGAGTGCCAATCCTGCGGCGAAAGTTGTTTTGCCGTTTTTGCGTGCGAGGGTGATATAGGCTTTGCGAAATCGTCGCGCGTTATTATTCGTTTGCTTCCACCCAAACAAAACCCAGGTGATGAACTGCTGCCACGGTTCGAGAACGAACGGCGCATCGTTCCATTCGCCGATTGAGTGGCGTAGACACATCGGAAAAAATGCGACAGCCCGCGATGCTGCGGCCTCATCAAAATAAAACCCGCGCTTGCCAGCTCGCTCTAAGTCGGCAACGTGTCGATCGACTGCCAACCGTACCAGCCGCCCGGCCACGATCGAGCCGTCGCGCACGCCGCTGATATAGCGGTCCACGCTGGCTTTGATGCTGGCGACTGTGGGTTGGTTGCTTGCGATCATGCGATTATCCGGCGGTCATTTTTAGAATTGCCGTTATCGGGTCGTTTTCATCCTCGATTGGTGCGGCTTTCAGGCGTCCACGCGCGGAAGGCGTTAGCCCCATTTCCGCGAGTAGCTTTGTCATTCGGTCCATGTATTTATGCAGTTCAGCACTCCACGGACTCCGTTTCGCTTCAATGCCGTTGTCTGTTTTTTCAACGATCACTTGCCCAATTTTGGCGACGTTTTCAAGAGCCTTTCGATAGCCTGCGTAGGTGACCGCGTAGGCCTCAATCAATCCGCCGTCGCTGCGCGAAAGGACTCGCATTTCACTAAGTAGCTCAATCACCTCGTCCCATTTTTGCGATGCAATCGCGTCAAGGTAAGGTGGCTTTTCTGGTGCGCCTTCGAGTGGTGGCGGTGCATCTCGGTTTTCCCTGTTCGGATTGTGATCGTATGATCCGATTGCTTTGTGCACTTCTGGCGCTAGTGGCTTGCGGCCTCTCATTGTGAAGCCTCATTGTTTTGGAGCGTCGGGGTCGGAATCACACCGCCCCCTCCCGATTGGATTTCGGGCGTGCCGTTATCAGCACTTCCGACGCGTTTTGGGTATGGCTTTCGTAGTGGTTCGATGCGCTTGCGGATTTCGTCATCGAAAGGCATTAGGTAGCGGTGCTTAAATCCGGTTATTACGCGAGACGCTCTTGGATCAACATTTGCGCGTAACCACGGAATAGACTGCCCGCCAGCGCCGTAACGGCTGTGCAGTGTTTTCGGATGAACTACATTGCCGTTTACTTTGTATCCGTGCGTTTTAGCACCTCCGACGTAATACCACCCTCCAGCTTGGTAAATTCCTCCGTGATGCCCAGAGCCGGCGTCAGCGAACGAAACAACCAATCTAATTCCAGGGCATTGCTTACGAAGAAACTTCAAAGCGATCGCAACAATGCGGCTAACTGGTGTGCAATGTTTCGCCAACGCTACCCGCGTTAATTCGCAAATTTCAACCTGCTCCAGTGAATACGGCGATCCGATTTCTGGCGTAGCACCTTGCCCAAACAACACTACGCCAATAAAGCGCGACGATTCCCAGACGCCAACTCGCACACACTTAAACACTGGAACGCATCCGCTGTAGTGCCATTTTTCGCAAGCGTAGCGAGCAGCATCAGCCGAGGCCCAGTCAAGCCGCAATTCAGGCCGAGAATTCATGTCCACACTCCGGGCAAACTGTTTTTGCCTTTTCGTCAAGCTTTGATTGATCCTCTGCCGTTGCTGGCTCAAAGTCCGGCGGCGTAATCCCCGTCTCTTCTGCCAGTTCCGTTAGCATATTCGCCAGCGCCTGGCTTCCCGTTTCGACCTGACGCATTAACGCATCAAGCTTTGCCGGGTCCGCTTCCGCCATTGCCGCCAACGGATCAAGCGTCGCTAACAACTTGTCAGCTTCTGCCTCGTTAACGTCGAGCACCAGAACAGGAATCTCGGCCTCAGCCAGAACATCGGTCCGCAAATGGCCGTCAATTAGCTCTAGGCCGCCGCCAGGAAGCTCTCGGGCAGTGACTGCTCCCGAAATGCCAACCTCCGACAAAACGCCTTGCAGAGCCTCACGCTGACTCTGTGGATGCGTCCGCCAGTTCTTCGGATTTGCGCGCAACTCGCCTGCTCGCACCCTCCGAAATTCCTTAATCCTGTCCCGAATTTGCATAAACCACCGTTTATAAAATCGTCAATTTTGTGGATTTCTAC